AAGAGTCCTCCAAGTCTCCAAGCAAGTGTCCCTCGGAAACCGAGCTCATGAAGAGTCAATCTAGTTGACCGCAAAGAGCGAAGTTTTGAGCGGAACCAGATCAACCCGGCGCGGAAGCGCTGGTTACTGGTAACACCTGAAAGAAACAAGGAAAACTCCCTGCCAAGCGAGTTCACGAACTCAGACGACCGTAGACGACCGAAACGCAATGTAGGCACGACCCGAAGGTAGCCACCTACAAAACGTAACAGAGTACTGTTCAAGGAACCGTACTCATCGTCCACAGAAGTCTTTGTTCGCTCGACCTCGAGCCCAAGCTCCCCGACTTTCCCCATCCACATATCCGATGCTTCTTTCGTCGATTGAAACAGTATGTCATCCCCGTTTATCAGACAGGGGGCAGAAACGGTCTCTTTCCAGCTAAGCCCTGAGCACCGCATTGCGTACAAGTACGCAATGCGATTCTGCAGGCAAAGCAGAGGAAAAGAGAGGTAAGAGCCCATCATCTGTCCAATGGAAGGACGACCGACATATCTCTTCGACGAAAGAGGGCAACTAGACGGACCGTCAACCCAATAAAGGATTGGCCGGAGAATCTGCATTGCCCTCTCAGTAACAGAAGCAGGAAGAACAGTGGAAGAGGCAAGGATAGTACCCAAGATCACCTCTGCGACTTCGATCGACAAATTGTCGGTAGCCGAAGCGTAGTCGCCTGATGTGAGGATACCCTTTCCCTGGTGGAACCCCGCTTTCGCAAGCCCTTCATCCGATACATCACCTCGGGACAACCACTTACACCTCGAGAGGTGATTGTAAATTGTCTTGTGAAGTGGTCGGAGGAGAAGCTCATCGGATGAGAACTTCGTCAGAGGACGAGGTTTCCCAGCTGACTGGACGACGATCAATTCGGCTTCCGGGGCCGGGCGGTCGGGTCGGGAAGGGCCACTGAGAGCTTCCGTGAGGAAGCAACTGTGATCAATTCCCGTACCCAACGCGCCCCCTTCGGAACGAGTCGAATCCGTCGTCGCGCTAAGCGGCGGAGATGTGAGGAGAACCTGCTCCTCGTAGCCCAGATCCCATCCCTTAGAAAAGAGACGGGACGTTTGCTGGGCTACAAATCGCAGGTAACCGACGGGGAGTTGACGTCTAGGTCGACGAACCCCCTCCACAAGCTTCTCCATCAAGGGACCAGCCATGCATTCGCATGAATCCGGAAGACCCTTCTTGATGGACTGCCAGGCCATAACTTCCTTATGGTCGTTACTCGGGCAGGAACCTAGAAGCTTCTTTACCTGACGACTCTGTTCTAAGCAGTCGCCAGATAGGGAGAAGTTGGGGGCGGGATGTCCAAAGACATACCCCCAGTCAGCAAGAGCGCGGCGGACATACCTAGATGTCCGAGCTCGGAACGCGCGACAACGTCGCGGGGCGCTTCGTTCACCATCCTCGTTCTTCGGACGCGAGGGAGTGGGCGAAGTTGCCATCATAACCAATAATAGTCGTAAGATTATTA